GCGGTAAGCTTTTCATAGTCAATTTTTATGTTCAATTCCTGTCCTCCTGTTTCCCTCCATGTTCCCGATTGTCTCGGATATCAATTGTTTCACCTCTCCCGGCAGCCGATTGAGTTCGGATGTCCGTTTTCTCTCTGTCCTGTAGTTCCGCAAAAAGTTGGACTGGATTACTGTTTCTACGGATTCTATCTCTGCCTGCGCCCAACTCCTCAAGTTATCCGGGCTTACAACTGCTCTCTGTACTGTCCGGGGGAGTTTTTCAAATTCCGTGTCTGCTCCGTATATCCCGTTTCGCAAGGCTCTTGCGACCAGTGTCCAAGCTTCCATTTCACTTAACTCCGTGTACTCCTCGGCTATGTGTATCTTTTGGATTACCTGCCCAGGTGAGGGAGCAAACCCGCTTGTGTCGGTCTTGATGTAAGTCTTAAGCGCAATCTCCACAGCCTTGTAGGGATATTCTTCGAGTGCCATTGTCCAGGCATTTATTGCGACTGTCCTGTCCGGCGGTTTGTAGTTTGGGTAAGTGGCTTGTATTATCATCAGGACTTGCTTTGTCTCTTCCCGTGTCATGCGTTCCTCCATTCGTCAAAAACGTTAGTTTCCTTCTTCTCGGTGTTTTTATAGTTCCCGTCAAGGATTTTCGCCATGTTGGAATCCTTAATCATCCAGTCAAATGTTGCTGTCCAGTTGCGCCCATTAGCACCCTTTAAAAAGTCCGATTCTTCGGCAAGTTCAAACATCCGCTTAAAATCATCAACAGTATATTGATTAAGTCTTGCTCTTATAGCCTTTTTACGGGATTCGGATAGTTTTGAGAGGTGGGGGAATGACACGCAAGTGTCATTATACATATCAGCTATTTGCTGATAATCGATTTTCCCTCTTGTATCTCCTTCTCCCT